AATGCAGAATTATTTACAATAATATTGGAATTATTTACTATAATTTTACATGTTTCTTTTGCACGTTTTAAGTTACTAGTAAATGCCTTATTAATATATTCTATATTTCTTTGAAGTATTGATTTAGTTTTTTCTGCTTCTTGTATACCATTATCACATAATTCCACATCAACAAGTCCAGTAAATTTATTCTCTCTATTCCAAACACTTTGTCCGTGTCTAACTAATATTAAATTACTAATCATTATATAATTTAATATTATATTAAAAATAAATTGCCATGAAATTTCCTTTATTACTATACTTACATTTTTCATAAAAGCCAACATTTTCTTCAGAACAATCTAATATACATTTATAACAAGTCAATATATTGGATACATTTGTTAAATATTTTATTATTTCCTTTCCTAAACCATACCCTCTAAATTTATCACTAACCACTATATCTTCTATATGTCCGACATTTCCAAAATTATGAATATATTTTTGTTCTATTAATAATGTACCACTACCTACTATTATATCATCTGTCAATGATTTTAAAACAAATATCATATGATTTTCATTTAAACATTTTAATAATTGTTTACATGAATTTCTCTCTGTTTCTATGTCTATATCTACAGATGTTAATTGAGATAACAGTTCAATGTATTCCATTGTTAAATCATCTTCTCTAATATGAGATATTGAAAAATACTGATCTTTTACCATAAATTTATATTCGCTATAATCTAATAATAGTTTCCATAATATTTTTTTCATTACACATTTTGTAGACATTTTATCTTTAGATTCGGTATATATTCTTACTACATTCTCTGTACCAGATGGTCTTACAAAACAACGTGCATCATTATCCTTATATTCATAACATACATTATTAATAAAATTTTGCATTTCTAATGGTGCTGTTAATGTTAATTGATCTTTTGTTGTTTCAAAAATGTCTTTATTTTGAATATTTAATTTTAATAATAAACTATCATTATTTTTATATAAATTATACCATTGTTCTGCTGTCATTTTTAATTCTTGTAACATATATAATACAGCAAATACACCCATTATTCCATCACCTACACATGGATGAAAAAAACGCTTAAATAATTTTAATTGAAGAAATCTTTGTTCTATATCATTGTTAAATATAACATTACCATGTCCGTTTTGTTCGAAATATATTCCTATATCATACTTTATAGCTTCCGCATGTTGATGTTTTGTTCCTGTTGCAGTACAAACTGTTTTCATATGAGGAATTTTTGATTTCACATAATCTAAACACGCTTTATTAGTGTAACCTGTATGTATAAAACCAATACTAATATCTTTGCGATTTTGTAATAAAACATTTAAATAACAAACAACTAATGCTGATATATTATCACCATTCAATAAACAGAATTTATTATTAATCTTTTTGTAAAATACAATTCTATCTGCATCACCATCTAATGACGCGCACAATTCATTAGTTTCTTCAAATGGAAATTTTTGATAAGAACAAACATAATCTGAACTACATTCATTATTCAATAAAGAATGTTTTCTCCATTCTGTATTTTTTATATTAATATCATCGCACCATATTTTTTCCATTACAACTGAACCTACACCATTAGCACAATCTAATATACAAGGTATATCATGTATATATGATTCTAATTTTTGCAAACATGATGTATACATAAGTTCTTTTTGATTCATTACAAAATGAAATTGTGGTGTAGTTACATACCCATAATTTACTATACTTATATTATTATTAATCTCTCTACATCCATTTTTTATTCTATCACATATTGTAGGACTACTTTCTCTGGAATCATATCCAATAAATATTGATACTTTTTTATTTATTAGAACTTCAATAATATCTTGATTTGAATTTACATAATTTTCAATAAATGTTTCATCGTCATGAGATATCATATGACCTTCATAATTTAATATTTTCACACCATTATCCTCAAAATGGTTATGTGACGCAGTAATCATTATACCATAATTTTTCTTGTTTTTAAGTGATAATATACTTACAGCATTACCTATTTTTGACGCGATTTCTAAAATATGTTTATTATGAAATCGAAAACCTGAAGTCCCATATTTATAATACATATTATAATTCAACATTTATAATTTCAGTTATTTTTTTATTTATATTTAATGGCTTGTTTTTTAAACAACCCGGGCATTTATGAGATATATTTTCTAACGCGAATTTTGAAAACCAACATTTTTTACATATACGATGGGCGTTAAAACCATTTTCATTTAAACATTGTGATGGTATTAGTGCTTTAATTATTGAAATAAATTTTCCACATAAAACACAATTACATTTCATATTTTAATATATAATATTAAAATATGAAATTCTATTTTTAAATAATATTAATAAATATTAATGAATAAATCAACTATTATTGTAATAGGATTAGGATGGTCTTCAGTTGGATTTATTACTAATATTGATACAAATAAGTACAATGTAGAAGTATATAGCCCTGATAACAAATTTGTTTATACACCATTATTGGCTCAAAACATTAAACATAATAAAGTACTAACATTAGATGGAAGTGATATTAATAATAGAATCAAATATAAAAATAGAGAGATTAAAAATATAGAGTTTAATAATAACAAAATTGTTTCAAATAATAATGAAAAAAATGAATATAATTATTTAATTTTATCTCATGGCGCATCTACAAATACATTTAATATTAAGGGGGTAGAAGATTTTTGTTATTTTTTAAAAAATAGTAATGATGCTGATATAATTAAAACACATTTGAAAACATTAAACAATAATGCTAATATAGCTGTTATTGGATGCGGATTAACAGGTTCAGAAGTTATAGGAACATTGTTAGATTATAATAAATTTAATATTCATGCTATAGATGCTTTATCTAGACCTATTAATATGTTTAGTGAAAAACTTTCTAATATGGCAATTAATTTGTGGAAAGAAAATAATATAAATATTTATATGAATCAACCTGTTTCATCTATTGATAAACAACAAATTAATTTCAAAGAAAATCCTTCAATAAAATATGATTTAGCTATTTGGTGCGGAGGTATTAAAAAATCTCCTTTAACAGAAACTATATTAAATATACTTAATATAGAAAATAAAAAAGGTATTCCTGTGAACGAATATTTTAGAGTTAACACATGTAATAATGTATGGGCTATAGGAGATTGTGCAGATTATGGATTGCCTCCTACAGCACAAGTTGGATATCAAGAAGGGAAATATTTAGCTCATCATTTTAATAATAATTTTAAATCTAATAAATTTAAATTCAATAATAAAGGACAAATAGGATATATCGGATTAAATAAAAGTGTTTGCCAATTGCCATATTTTTCATCCGGAGGAAATTTAGTTTATTATTTAAATACATTTATACATTTGTATAATACGGTTAATATGAAACAAAAAATAAATTTTTTTAAAAATTAATAAAATATATTTATAACATATAATGAGTGATAGTGAATATAAATTTTCTAATGAACGTGAATTTTTAATGTATTATCATACAACAATTCGTAATGTAGGTCTTTATACATCTGTAGCATTAGCTGCTCTTGTAGGAAGTAGAGCATTTCTAAAGAAAGAGAATAAAAAGATATATGGAATGTTAATATTATTATTATCATTTTCCTTTATTTTAATGGCTTTGCAAATGGCTTATTTATTAAATAATGATATTAATTTAGCTGTATCACAATTAAATAGTGAAGATTTAGAGTCATGGACTTTAATACCACGTGTTGTATTTTTTGTTAATATTGGTTTAACACTTGTTATTTTAGGTTTATTAACTTCAAATATTAAAATGTAAACATACAATATGTATGCAATATATAGTACACCTTATTTAGATAAACTAAATAAATGTTATTATGATATTTTAATAATTGAACCTAGACCTATTGGTAAATTAACAAATATGTGTAAACAAATTATTATTCCAAATTTGACAGGAACAACCGATTGTAGTAATTGTCCTACGATTAATAAATGTATATATGCGTTTATTAGTATAAATGATAATAGCAAATTAATGCAACCTAATGAAATTCCTAATTTATTTAATAAATTAATCGAAGAAGGATTTAATATTAATACTGATTTAACCAAAATGTTAATGCAAACAAATATACGTCAAAATGATAAAAAATTACTTTGCTATATTTCATAATAATTTAAATTAATTAATATTATTTAATTTAAATTACAGACATGTAGTTTTAAATAACATTCCTATTACTAAATAAGGATCACAATTTGAACTAGGTCTTCTATCCTCAAAATATCCTTTTCCATTTTTATAATTTTCATTTCCAATACGTACTGATGCTCCACGATTAGCAATACCATGAGAAAATTTATCATATGATGCAGTTTCGTGTTTTCCTGTCATACGTAATTCATTATCACTACCATATACTGCCATATGTTCTGAATGTTTATGTGATAATTTTTCTACTGCTTCTTCAATATATTCTAATCCTGTTTTATCATAAGTTCCTTCACGCATATTTTTTGTACTATAATTTGCATGACAACCTGAACCATTCCAATCTCCTAAAACAGGTTTTGGATGAATTGAAACAGTAAGTCCGTGTTTTTCAGCTACTTTTTCTAATAAATAACGTGCCATCCATAAATGATCTCCTTCTTCAATACCAACACATGGACCTATTTGAAATTCCCATTGTCCTGGTGCAACTTCTGCATTTATTCCTGATATTTTAATTCCAGCTTCAATACATGCCATCATATGATCTTCTGCTATTTTTCTTCCGAATGCATTTTCAGCACCTACACTACAATAATATTGACCTTGGGGTTCAGGTAATCCAGTTAATGGAAATCCTAAAGGTTTTTTTGTAGCAGGATTAATTAAAAAATATTCTTGTTCTAATCCAAACCATGGTTCTTGTTCTGGAGCGCTATTAAATAAATCATTCGCCCATTTTCTATGACTATTGTTAAGTGGTTCTCCTGTAGGTTTATATGTATCACACATTACTAAATGACCTGGTAAAAAAGGGTGATTAAATAAAGCACCCGGTTTTATTATTACTTCAGAATCACTACCATCCGCTTGTGCTGTTGAACTTCCATCATAATTCCAACTTGAAACATCTTCTATAGAATTTGGAGATGTATTTACGACTTTTGTTTTGCTACGCAATTCTCCATTTCCGCCAATCCAAACATATTCGATTACTGACATATTAGTATATATATATATTTCTTTATATGCAAATATAATCATTCATGTAGATGACAATAATCAAATGATGTTTTGTTTTTACAATTTTTATTTTGTTTTGTTTTTGCTTTACATGTATAACATTTTTTATATTCATAACAACCATTTGTTAATTTTTTTTTATTTTTTTTCCACATTTTACTTGCATAATCAAAATCAATAGTTACTTCCATTTTAGTTTTTAATATTAATAATAATGAATTTTTATTAATCAATTTTATTTTATGTAAAATTGATTAATAAAAATTCATTATTATTAATATTAAAAAATGGATAATAATTTAGATTTAACAAATGAATATATAGAAACCTTGAATGATAAGGAAAAACAAGCACTAGAAATAGCAAAAAAAAATTTAAATTCATCTTTTGATATTGAAAAAAGTATAGGTTATTTGAAATGGATTGAAAAAAAAAATGTTTCTAATAAATAATGAAAATATCTGATTTATTAAAAGACGAACCTCATAATGTCAAACAATCTATTATAGCTCAAGAAAAATGGAGACAAAAACAGATATATATATACTATATATCAGGTAGACCTTTGTTTAGTAAAAATAATTTAAAGTTGAAAACGAACCTTTTTACTTTTCGTTAAACCAGTTTTTTTTAAACTAGATTTTAATTTTTGTGTTCCTCCTCTTTTAGGAGACCTTCCCGAACGGTTAAATAAACCTTTTTTTGTATTTTTAATATTATCTTTAGTCGCTTGAGCTTTATTTGTAATATTTGTACTAGCATTTGTAGCATTATTTACAGCATTATTTGCAGCATTTGTAGAATTATTTACAGCATTTGTAGCATTATTTGCAGCATTTGTGGCTTTATTTGTAACATTTTCAACAGCATTTGTAGCTACATTTGTAGCATTATTTGTAGCAGCTCTAGCATTGGTTTTAATATTTTTAGCATTATTTACAATGTTTTTAGCATTATTTACAGAATTAGTTAATCCAGAACTAATATTTGCAACTGAATTTACAATATTATTATCGGCTGCAGATGTTAATATAGCATTAGAAGCAATATCACCTGCATCTTTAATAGTATTGCCTATTTTTGATTCAGCTTGTTTTAAAAATGCATTAATATCTATATTATTTATTTTTTCTTTTATTGCATTTATTTCATCTATATTATCTTCTAATTTTTTTAATTTTGGATTTAATTTTTGTTTAATACGGGTTAATGCAGTATCTCCTTGTTCTGTAACTGTTTTAGCATTTTTTGCTAATACTTTTCCAACACCACTAACAGCAATACCTATTGCTAGTGCAGAATCTAATATAATATACGCGTCACCTATTCCTGGTATAATTTTCACTGCATTTTTTGCAAATTTTGAAGCTTGACGCATTGCAACATTTACTCCTTCAACAGTACTCGTAACAGTATCATTAAATGTTTTTAATAAAGGTTCTCTTGCAGCTTCAGAACCATCCATTACCATTATTGCTAAAGAAGCAAACATTTTTTTTATTAATTTTTTTGATTTTTCATCATTAGCTAAATATTGCATTAAAACTAATTTTTCTTCTAATTTATTTAACACTTCGTCTTTATTTTCCATTGTTATTCCATCTTTTAAACCTAACATGGCTGTTGAAACAATATCTAATACTCTATTCAAACCAACAGCACCACTTGTTAATGCAAAATGTATTGCTGCATTTGTAATATTTGTTGCGGCATCACGACTTGCATCTACCACTTTTACAGATTTTTTATCGAAACAATCCTTATCTATTAAATTAAATATACCATTACATTTTAATGGTTTTCCTGTTTTAGGATCTAATTGTTCTTGTCCTGCTGTTTGATTAGGTGCGTTCCATTTTGTAAATAATTCACCCTTTTCTAATTTATCTATACCTTCATCCCATTTTTTTTCTAGTTTGCTTGTTAAATTATTGGAAACTGCTAATATTTTCTCAGGAATATATTGATTTAATCCACATTTTGGTTTTGGAAAACCACGTTTATCAGTTCTATAGGAATAATTTTTTTTTAATGGCTCTTTTTCTATTGTTGAAGTATTAGATGGTTCTACTTTAGTTGTTATATTAGATGGATTATTTGAAGATATACTAGGTTCAACAATAGGTTCAACTGAAGGCTGAACTATAGGTTCAGCAGTAGGTTGTCTTGGTGGTTCAGATTTTATATATTTAGATTGAAACATATTATAATATAATCAGTTTTTATTTTATTTCATTTTTTAATGAATTAAATTCTTTATATGAAACTATATTTATTTTTTTTTTTTATTAACGTCATTTTTTGTAAATGCAAATGCTGTTAATTTTCCTAGATGCTTATATTTATTGATATTAGATTTAATTTTTCTCCTTTTAATATTTTTAGTTTTCTTAAATTTACCATATACATCTGGTAAATCTATTATTTTATTACTATCATCTTCACTATCACTATCATCAAATAAATGATAAATATATTTACATTTAAACTGTATCACATATTTTTTTGATACAGTTTCCAATATTGTATTAGGAACAACTTTATCGCAAAAATACAAAAAAGATTTATTTTCAATATCATAACACATTATAATTATACCATAATCTGTATTTTCTAAAACATAATTATTTTTATTTATATCATTTTTAATAATATCATTTAATTCTATATATTTTATGTCATATTTTTCATTATATGGAATATTTACTTTACCACTTTGCTTTGGTTCTTTTTCTAATTCCATACAATCGCATATTTTTAGTATATTACCCATATAATTATTAATTATTTAATTTTTAATTCATTTAAACGAAAGTTAAATAAATCGTTTACTTCCTCTTGTAAATCTACAACTTTAATACGCTGGAAATCCTTATTTTTATTCTCAGGATGTAAACATACTAAATATAAACCAACAACTTTCTTATCATAGTTTGCTTCTAATATCGCCTTATATGTATTTAACTGAAGACAATAATGCCAATAATTAGTATCAGGAATATGAGATATTATTTCAATATTCGAACATTTATTCCAATTATTCGTTTTAACTATTTCACGCGAACGTTTCCAATCATAAATAAGTAATTCTCCTTTTTCATTTTCAAAAACCATATCAATAGAGCCAGCTAATTTAAGGTCTTCATGAAATACCGTCCATTCAGTACGATATGGTTTCAATTCTGGAAAAGCTTTTGTAAAATTTTTAAAATATTGATACTCAATTGAATCATTTTCATTCGGACATTCATTATAGTAACATTCAATATCGTAATGCATCTTTGTACCTGCTTGTGCTGCTTCATCACGATTCTTATCCCACATTGCTTTAATTTCTTCGTCTGTTTTTCCAAAATATTTATGACCTAATTGCCAGTTTTTAGATCTTTTCATATTTGCAATAATTTTATCAGCATCAAACACTTCAAATAATTTATGATTAAATGTAGTTACAGATGTATAATTACTATCACCATCAATAGTGTATACATGAGTAGGTTCATCAAACAAAATTCTTTCATCACGTGGATGAGGATTTTTTTCTTTTAAATAAGTAGGTGGCTCCATATTAATAATTAATAATAATTTATTAATTATTAATAGTCAATTTTACATTTTAAATATCATTTTCGAACGATTTTCAAAACCATTCACTTTACTTCGCTTACTCAAAAATTCAAAATATTTTTTTGATAAAATATACCTCTTATAAACATTTTTTGCATTTTTATATTTCGTTTTTTTATATTTATTTAACACTTCTAATCTTACTTTCATTATCATTCCTACTTGCCAAATGCGCTTATGTGAATATTTTTTATTTTTATATAATGATTCTAAATATTTAATTGTATTTTTAACATCTGTAACTGTGGAATATTTTATAGGTATTGTATCACTAGGATCTTTATCTATATACACATCAAACGATTTCTTTGGATCATTTGGATTAAATAAAAAAGATTTTTTTCCACCATGTATTTTTCTTGTTTTACAATATTTATAAGGCGCACAAGATGATCTCATGGTAAAACCATTAACTGGACCAGTTATACACCTTTTTTTTGTAAAACGTCTGGGTAAATTAAATATTTTATTATCTTTTTTTCGTATACATTTTCTGGTTTTATTATTACTGTTACAACAATCCATTATATATTATATTTTTTTTTTTTTTATTAAAACAATTTCAGAACACGTACCGCAATGATCTTCATTAGAATAATCTACCCATAGTCCTACATTCTTATTAATTTTCCACCTACCTAAATGTGTTTGTGTTTTATCTTTTTTTAATGAATTGTAAATTATTTTTCCAATAGTTGTTATTGTAAGTTTTGAATTTACTGTCATTTTTAAATATATATAAAGATATTTTTTTATATATTTATCAATTTTATATATAATTAAAAAATATGTATATTTATCTATATAGTATTATATTATAATGATTGGTAAAATACCTATATTTATTATTGTTCACAATCAGTATGAAATTCTTAAAAAAAGTGTAACTTCATATGAAAAATATATAAAAACACCTATTGAAATTATATTTCATGATGTCTGTTCTAGTTACTTTGAAACAACAAATTATTTACAATCAAAACAAAATGAAGGATATAAAGTATATAGAGGAAAAACTAATAATCACCATACAGTAATGAGCTCTGTAAAAGATTATATTTCTAAAAATCCTGATTGTGAATATGTAGTAATTACGGATCCAGATATTGAATTATATAATGTTAATGGTGATATATTTGAATTTTATATTTATTTATTAAATAAACTAAACAAAACAACAATAGGACCTATGTTAAAAATAGATGATATACCAGATGAATATTATAATAAAAAAGCAGCAATACGTGGACATAGTATACAATTTTGGAGTAAACCACGAAAAACTATTTTATTTAAAAATCAAAAATATGAATATATAGAATGTGATACTGATACTACATTTCAACTTTTTTCTTCAAAAAAATTACCAAAAAACTTTCCTCATGGAAATAGTATAAGAACATTAGAACCTTATTCTGCTAGACATTTAGATTGGTATATTAATCCAAATAATTTAACACCATGTCAACATTTTTGTTCGAATAATTCTAGTAAAATTTCTCACTGGAACAATAAAAATTGGAAAGGGGACTATAGAAATCATACTTTAAATATTATCAATAACCATTTTATAAATAAATACAAATATGTTTATTATAATGATAGATACAAATGTCTCAATAATTATAATTTTGGAGATTACATAACATCATATATATATGAAAGTTTATTTTTGGAGAAACCGATTTTGAATATTAACGGTGGAAAAAATAAAGAAGATGTTATATTCGGTGCTGGAAGCATATTAACTAATGCAAAAAACAATTCTATAATATGGGGAACTGGTTTTATGTTTGATGGTCAAATAATTAATAAACCAAAAAATATATTGTCAGTTAGGGGTCCATTAACAAGAAACAGTCTTTTAAAACTTGGTATTAATTGTCCTGAAAGTTATGGAGATATTGGTTTAATATTACCGTATTTTTATTATCCTGAAGTTAAGAAAAAATATAAATTAGGTATTATACCTCATTATATTGATAAAATTAGATTTAATGAAATATATAAAAGCAATCATAAAAAAGTAAAAATAATTGATGTCACTGAACCTATTGAAAATGTAATTCAAGATATTTTATCTTGTGAAGTAACAATGTCTAGTAGTTTATATGGAATTATAATTAGTCATGCTTATAATGTAAAATGTATGTGGATAAAAATAACAGACAAAATAGACGGAAAAAATTTCAAATTTAGAGATTATTATGGTTCATTAAATCTTGATAATTATAATGAAATGCTTCCTTATATTTATAATAATGAAATTTCTATAAGTGAAGCTATTGAATTAATAAATAACTATCCTAATCCTATATTCCCTATAAATACTAAATCCATAATAGAACTATGTCCTTTTATTAATATTCAAAAAATTAATTAATTTTATAAATTAAATTTTATACATTAAACTTTATCAGTAATTATATTATTTAAATTATTATATAATTTTGCTAATAAATATAGTGGATCTATGGTTATAAATTGCAATGCTTCAGTATCTAACGGATTTACATTACTTATTTCATAATCATTACTAGATATATTTGGATGTTTATCTAATAATAAATTTGCGTAATCTTCACTTGGGCATCTATAATATGAGAATTTTGAATTATTTTTTGGTACGATCCAGCTATTATATGGTTCGGTATATTGAAAAGTTGTAGTTTCTTGCAAAACAAATATTTCTTTCCACGAGGAAAAATTTGGATATTGTATTGTATTTAATGTATTACCAATGGCCGTAATATTTGTACTACAATCGTCAGAAATTAATAGTTTCATAGATATTTTTAAATTATTTATTATTGCTGGATTATTTCCACTTCCATAATCAATTAAATTTTCTGTTTTAAATTCTACAAATTTTATATGTTTTCTTACTATAAAATCTACTTGACTTAGTGTTTTGAGATTATTAATTATTAATTCTTGATAATCATATGTATCATTGAAGTCAGATACAACCATCGTTCCAATTGCATTATATAATTTTTGAGTGTTAATTAATTTATCAGCTTCTTCTAAATTTTTAAATGTTAATTCACTTAAATCAGCGTCTATTATTGTTAAATCATTATTTAAAGACATTACTTCTTTATGTAGTTTTCTATCTGTTTTTGTTATTGCTTTAGATGTTGACATTTTTAATGATGTTCTTAAGCCAGGCATATAATTTATTGCAATATAATAATTTAAAGAAATAACATTAATTATATTAGTACATCTTAAATGGGGGTGTAGCTCAAATGGTAGAGCGTCCGCTTTGCATGCGGAAGGTACTGGGATCGATGCCCAGCATCTCCACTTATGGTCTTATGGTCTAATGGTTATGACTTCAGACTTTGAATCTGACAGCCTGGGTTCGATTCCCAGTAGGACCTCGCTCGACTTAGCTCAGTTGGCAGAGCGTTGGACTGTAATAGTTTTTATCCCACATATATCCACAGGTCGCTGGTTCGATTCCAGCAGTCGAGACTATCGGGATGGCGCAGAGGAAGCGTATCTGGCTCATAACCAGAAGGTCGGATGATCGAAACATCCTCCCGATATTTATATGGTTAGTATATTCTCTCATAGCTCAGTTGGTTAGAGCGTGCGACTGTTAATCGCGAGGTCAGAGGTTCGACCCCTCTTGAGAGAGAATAATATATGGTTTTATATTTAAATAATTAATTTATTTGTTTAAATATATATATGTCTTATTTTTACCCTAAAAAAATTAAATTAATTGATATAAATGCTAATGATGCTATTACATTTGGAATTCCTAGATCAGGAACCACATTATTTTGGAATATAATTAAAGATGTTTTAAATGAATATAATATTAATGTTATTAAAACTCATACATTTGAAGAACAATTTAAAGAAAATAAATGTTTTATTATTGTTAGAGATATTAGAGATGCGTTAATATCACAATTCAGAGTATATGTTAATGATTCATCTGAACCAAAATTAATTACTTTAGAAGAATTTTTAAAATATGAAAATGAATTTGATAGTCATTTTAAACATTTAATTCCATTTTTACAAACGAATCAACATTATGTTTTTAAATATGAAGAATTTATACATAATCACAATAAACTATATAATCAGTTGGAAATATTATATGATATTTCCATACCTATTAATGTAAGAACATCCATATCAGAAAAATATAAAGAAAATAATGTCAAAAGTATTATTAAAAATATTAGTACAATAGACGAAACAGAAAATAGTGTATTTGAAAAGATGTACGATAAACACACTGAATTTCACGCGATGCATATTTTTAATTCAACTGGAAAAAGTATGTATGATAAATACATGGACCCGAAATTAGTTGAATATATTAATTCTAAATATAGTGATTATTTAAAACAATTTTCGTATTTAAACCATGAAATATCTCATGTAAGTATAAACTAATTTTTTAAAATATGTTTTAATGATTTTTAAGAAATAACTATATTTAATAAAATTTGGATGAGATTTTATTATATTAAAACCATGATACAATAAATATAATATTGATGTTACTACATATATGAGAATTAAGCGAAAAATATGTAATATTTTTTGATAAAATCTCATATTATCTATAAAGTAACACATATTAGTTGGAATATTCGTTATGAATAATTTATGGATATCTAATACACCACTTAATATTCTCTCCATATTATTTATTTCGTTCTTTATATTCATCATACCAGCTATACATTTATAATCCATACATAAATTAATAAACAATGTTTTATTACCTTTAAATACATACGGTTTTAATCCATCTATATATTTATCTTTATGTAATATTGATTTACCGCATATTAATGGAATATAAGAAGAGCGAAGAATTGTTTCAGTAATATCTTTATTATTTTTAAATTTTTTTTTAACTATATATGAATTATTTTCAATATCATAATAAGACAAATAAATTTTATTATTACATGATTTATAAAAATTCTTTGGCATTTTTTTTAATAATTCTTTCATTATTTCTGAAATAATAAATAAGTTACCATTATCTTTGAAATATTCACGAATTTTACTATATACTTCAGAACAATAATCTAATTCATTTAATTTATATAATATGCATAATATTGAACCTATACTACAACCAGACATTCTATTAATTTTTATTCTATTTTGATTCTCTAATGTTTTAATATAATGTAATGTACCTAATATATAACTACCACTAAATGCACCACCATCTAATACTAAATCTATATCACCAAAATATTTATCAGGTAAATTATGTATTAATTTATTAATATATATATCCATTATTAATAAAAGATATATATATTACATTATTTAAATTTATCCGTATTGTTGTCGTAATAATATTCTATTATTATATTATTATGAAAAAAATTAACAAAAAAAATACAGCTAATAAATCCATACAAACTAATAAAATAAACGATGAAACTATTAAAAATACACAAGATGAAATTGAATTTATGAAACTTCATGAAAACAGTTATTTAGTAAATAAATGGGTTAATAATCCAAATATTAATGCAATAAAACAATATTGTTGTAAGGCAGCAGGTATATATTATTGTGTTATTCATACTTTATTTATGATACTAATTGGATTAATTATATTTTTTGTAACTAATAAATCATATCTTTGTATGACATTAATTGTAATTTCATTGGATGCAATAGCAAATGTTATATTTTATGACTGTCCATTAAGTAGTCTAGAAAAAAAATATTTAAATACAAGTATGATTGAAAGTAGATTACAAGGAATTCAGAAATACGGAATGATGTATGCTAATAATCGAATATATGATACTCAATTAGAAGTACTTATTAATGGATGGACTATGTGTGCTGCTAAAATATTAGTATTAATTGTATTTGATTGGTTTCATATTTCATATTAAGTTATAATTTATATATTTTTTATATTATTTTATATATATGTCAGAATATATTTCCCATATTTTAAGATCAATTATACTTAATTATAAAAGTTGGTTTGTGTTATTTATATCATGCTTAATCATATGCAAACAAAATATTATACTTGGATTTATCCAATATATTCTATGTATATTTTATGCATATTTAGCACATCGTGCAGCACATGAACCTATGGGATACTTTGTCAATAGAGCCCATATTTATCACCACGAACACACTAATTGGATGTCACATGCTATACAAGTTTGTGTTGAGCTTGCTGCTAGTTTTTCACCTATATTTATATTGTATTATATTTTAGATGTTAAACATTCTATATTCCCATTTGACCCTTATGTATTTTTACTGTTTATTATTTTTTATACGTCTACACACAATATTAATTACGGTCAATTACATGTCAATAAAGTTCATGCAAAACATCATGATGATTATTCAGTTAACTATGGACCAGATATTTGCGATATTGTATTTGGAACTAAATATCCAAAAGGATCTGTAGAAAATACAGACCATTATATTCCTAATATTATTATTGCTACTATTTTTACATACTTTTTTAGAGAATATTATGAAAATTTAACAGATAAACAAAGTGCAAAACATCAATTCGTTATTTTATATGCGATAATTTGCTTTATTGTTGGTTATTTTACAACTAAACAAAGTGCTATTGATTTGAAAAGATTATCTATTAAAGAAATTAAAGAATTTAATGACAATATTAATTCATTATTAGTAAAATTGAAAAGTTAATTATTTTTCAAATTAAGTAAATATATGCATAAAATATTAGAAACCATTGATAATTTATTTTATACCAATGGTTGGAATGTTAAAATTAGTAAAGATAATAATAGAATATATTACCGTCCATATTATGAATTAGAACGATACGAAATTAAAGATTGGGGTAGATATAATTTTAAAGTTATAATTCCTTTAAAACAAGATAGCTTTTATACTATTATAAATAAAAATAATGTATATGATTATTTGTATTCATTCTTAGCAAAATCTATTTAATGTATGTCATAAAAAATTGACGCTTTTTTTATATTTTTTTCAAGGTAAAAATATAAAATACAATGGAACATTTTAAATACAGATTTAACTTGCTTTTAAAGACATCAGGATATTCATATCAGAAACATCAAGAAGATGGTATGTTGTGGTGCGTCGCACAAGAACATAATAAACCTGAGTATCAAGGTAAATTTGGAGGAATCATTGCTGATGAAATGGGATGTGGAAAAACATTTATGACAATTTCATTAATTGCATGTAACTTACTTCCAAAAACGTTAATTGTTTTACCACGTCAATTAATAGACCAATGGAAGACGTCCATTTTTAAAATTACAGGTCATAAACCTTTTGTTTATTACAATAACAAAAATGAAGAATTATTACATGATGCAACTATAGTTATTACTACATATGGTGTTATATCACACAAATATAAAAATGATTCTATTATTCATTCTATCAAATGGGATAGAATTATATATGATGAAGCACATCATATGAAATCTTACAACACACTGAAACATGTATCAGGTAATAAATTACAATCCAATATTAAATGGTTAATTACAGGAACTCCTATTCAAAATGACATTAATGATTTATATGCATTATTTACAATATTAGATGTAAAAAAACCACGTAATATACCTATTTCTGAACTTAAAAAAAGTATTATTAAGAGAACAAAGGAAAGTGTTAATATTCATTTACCTCCTGTTATCACGACTGAAACTGAAGTTTCTTGGAATAATGCAGAAGAAAAGATTGTTTCTAGAATATTACATAAATGTACTAATCCTAACCTACATGATTCTAGTTATATTAGATATTCATGTTTATCTGATGACAAAGTGTGTAACAGAACTACACCAGAATGTATGGATGAACCTGCTGACAAATTTGAACCAATACAACAAGAATTTGCAGATGACAAATGCAACAAGATGTCGTTTAAAAATGAATGTGTTACATCATTGGAAAATATCACTGAAATTGAAACTAAACTTAAAAATTATATATTACAAATTATGGGCTCTTATTACTTGACTTATTATTTACGATGTAAACAAGCATGTATATCAACACAATTATTACATAAATTACAAGACAATATTACTAAATGTGAATTACATGATAATACTTTAATTAACAAAGCATTTACTAATTCAAACAACAAAATTAAAAAGGTAGTCCAAAAACTCAAAGAAAGGCATAATAATTGCAATAACAAAATTATATTTTGCAATTTTAAAAATGAAATGGATATGATTAAGCAACAATTATATGATAATGGAATATATGACGTTGAAATTTATGATGGTCGTATTACACAAAAACAACGAATTAATATATTACAAAATAAACCTAATATATTAATTATACAAATACAAATGGGGTGTGAAGGTCTTAATTTACAATACGCTAATGAAATATATTTTGTAGGACCTTTATGGAACCCTGCAACAGAACAACAGGCAATTGGGAGATGTTATCGATTAGGACAAACTAAACCAACATATGTATTTAAATTTTATATGGAAAATGTTTACGAAGAAACATCTATGGATTATTACATACTTAATAAGGGATTAAACAAAATAAAAACGCAACAAATTATTTCTTAAACATTAAAAAATTTGGATTATTTGAAACTGAACGTGATTTTTTTTGACCTCGCGTATAATTATTACTTTGATATGTTATTGATTGAGGAGGAACTTGGGCTAATTCTTGTATTCTAATTACATTATCAAGAAATTCTTGTTTTAAAACAAATTGTCTATTTGCATATATAGGCATTTAATTTATATATATAAAATTTTTTTTTACAATTTTATAATCTTTATCTATTAGTTGTTTCATATTTAATATTTCTAGTATTTTCATCCATTATTCTGTTTATAGTTTGAAGTCTTGTAACCAATTCTGAACGCTCAACATATACATTATTTTCATTATGTACTGATTCAGTTATTTCTTTTACATAATCATCTACTGTTACTGATTGTTGTGCATCTGATACTTGATTAAATATTTCTTTTAAAGATGAATTGATAAAACTATTAGTAAATTCATACACTGTTAAACTACTTGTATTGTGGAAGCGTGTAGTTATTGTATATTCTTTCTTATCGTAACTTAACACATCTATAATCAAAGGTGAATATTTTGATAAATCCGGCCATGTGAAACCATAAGTAGAATGAGTTGTACTTGTTGGTCTTAAGAAAGTATTATCATAATTATTCTTAATATCTTCTAATAAAGTAG